CAGATCCCGGTGCTGCGCCGCGGCGAGATCGGCTTCCTGGCACCGCCCGCCCGTGAGCCCGGCGTTGCCTTCCAGCTCATCGCGGCCATCGAGGCCCAGACCGACCGCTACTTCGGACGCCCGACCGAGAAGGTCCCGCCGGTCATCACCCAGATGCGCCAGCAGCGCCTGATCAACAACTGGCTGCACGGCTGGACCGAGGCCTTCCGCCAGGTCCTATCCCTCACGCTCCAGTACGTCGGCCCCGCCGAGATCCAACGTATCACAGCCTCTACCACCCCGCTGCCTCCCGACATTCAGGACTTCGACGTGATGCTCAAATTCGACATCCGCGAGCTGTCCACCGACCTCGTGACCGAGAAGCTCAAGGCCATCAGCACCCTCGTCCTGCCCCTCGACACCGCCGGCGTCATCGACCGTGCCAAGCTCATCAGTGTCGCCCTCCGGGCCATCGACCCCAACCTCGCGAGCGAGCTGGTCATGCAGCAGGGACCGGCCGCGCAGAAGATGTTCAACGAGACCAACGACGAGATCGCGCTCATGTCGCTCGGTAATCCTCCCCAGCTCCGGGAGAACGACCCCACCGCACCCATGCGCCTGCAATTCAGCCAACAGGTCCTGCAATCCAACCCGAAATACCAGGCCCAGCTTCAGCAGGATCCGCTCTTCCAAGCCAACCTGCAGAAGTACATTGAGAACCTGCAGTTTAGCGTCCAACAGCAGCAGAACGCCATCACCGGCCGCCTTGGAGTCCAATGAAACTGACCGACGAACAACTCTCGGAGGCCCTCTCCGTGTCCGAGGAGCACCCGGTGCTCAAGGCCATGGGCCAAATCCTCGACGACACGCTGCGGGACGAGGTGCACAACGCCATCATCCCATCACTTTCTGCGGAGGACCGTGCCTATAACTCGGGCCGGGCCGCCGCAATCAAGGATCTCATCGCACAAATCAGTGCGTTAAGAAACGGGAGGGAGTTGACTTCCGGTCAATTCTAGGCTCTCACTCACACAACGGCTTCTTGGTTGGCCTTCAATAACCATGGCGCAGCATACCCGGCTTGCAGGGTCTAAAAGCATGGACATCCCGACGACACAGGAAGCGAAACCTGCCCAAAACACGGCACAGCCCCCAATCAACCCGATGCAGTTCGACGAATCGGCGTTGGCCAAGCTACTGAAGTCACGCTTCAGCGGGGAGGAAGACAAGGCGTCAACTGTCGAGCGACAAGCGCCGGAGCCGGAAGCCGCTATTGCGGACGATCAGGCCGAGGATGCGGAGCCGACCGCAGAACAAACGGACGATCAGGCCGAGTCGCCTGATCAGGAGGTTCTTTCCGAGACCGAAGAGAACAGCGACGAGGAATCGCTGGGTTACCGCAAACGCATCGACAAGCTCACGCGCCAGAAGAAAGAGGCGCTGGAGAAGGCCGAGGCGCTCGAGCGGGAGCTCAACGACGCCAAGACCAAGCTGGAGCAGACCAACGATAGGCCGACCGCGGTGCAGTCCGCTGCAGACCCGTTTGCCGATGTCTGGGAAGTGTCGAAGCTCAACGATGAGTGGAGCAAGGCCCGGAATCTGAAACGGTGGTGCGAGGACAACATCGACGGCTGCGAAGTAGAGGGCAAGGAGTACAGTTCGGACGAGGTGAAACAGATTAAGCGGCGTGTAGAAGACGCCATTGATCTGCACATCCCAAACCGCGCTCGCTTCCTGCAGAACTACCAGCAGATCAAGCCAATCGCAGAACAGCTCTACCCATGGTGGAAAGACCGTTCGGCTACCGAGTACACCGAGGCGCAGGCCGTCCTGCGGCAACTGCCGCAGATTGCCTCACTGCCGGAGTACCAGGTGCTGGTCGGTGACTTCATTGCCGGGCGCAAGTTGCGTCTGGCACAGGAGTCCACCAAGGGCAAGCCATCTGCCACCCGCCCACTAGTCAAGGCACCCAACCAGCCCGGTCGACCCACCGCCATCCCTGCAAAAAAGGATTCGGCCAAGGTCGGCCTGGACAACGCCAAGTCGCAGTTCCGAAAGTCCGGGACGACCACCGAATTAGCCCAAGTACTCAAAAGGATGCTCTAAACCATGCCCCTACTTCAGCCCAACCAGGGCGGCTCTGTGCCGCTCGCTTCCACCTCGTCCGCTCGTGAAGATCTGGCGGACTACATCGCCATCGTCGACGCCAAGTCGACCCCGTTCGTGTCCATGGCCCCCAAGGGCCGTGACATCGGCAATATGCAGTTCAGTTGGCAGGTCGACAATTACGGAGCTCCCGTGCTTGCCGGCGTTGTCGACGGCACTGATGTGACCGTTGCCAGTGCCTCCAACCCGGTGGTCAACCGGACCCGCTTGAACAACTACGGCCAGGCCTTCCGCCGCGACCTGCGCATCGGTTTCATCGCCGAGACTCAGGACGTCGCTGGTGTGACCGATGAGTTGGCCAACGGCATTGCCAAGAAGCTTGTTGAGATCAAGCGCGACATGGAGTCGACCTTCATGTGCACCAACCAGGCCGCCCAGGCTGACAACGGCACCAACCCGTACCTGACCGGCTCGCTCGGCAACTGGTTGAACAGCACCAACGCCTCCAACATCGGCGCTTGCGCTTCTGGCTCGGTGTTCCTGCCTGCCTCCGGCGCTGTCGACACCACGGCCTCCGCTTCGTTCACCGAGGCGACCGCTCAGAACGTGCTGACCGCTATCTACGGTGCCACCGGCACCTTCCGGGACTACGATTGCATCTTGGGCACCACGCTGAAGCGTGCGTTCACCAACCTCACTGCCTCGGGCACCTCGGTCACCACCAACACCAACGGGATTGCTGCCACCTCGGTGCGTACCTTCAATCAGGATCTGTCGGCTGACACCTTCAAGGTTTCTGTCGATATCTTCGAGGGCGACTTTGGTCGCTTGATCCTGCACCCCACCACCTTCATCGGTGGCAAGAACAGCACTGCCCTGTCCGCTCAGGCCTACAAGGGCTACGTGATCCCGATGGACATGGTCGAGGTTCGCTACGCCAAGCTGCCGCAGGTCAAGGATCTGCCCGACGCTGGCGGCGGCCCTGCCCGCCTCGTCGAGGCCATTGCCGGTCTCGTGGTGAAGAACCCGAGCGGGTTTGGCTTCTTCAACGGCGCGAGCTAATCTTAGCGTCAACGGGGGAGGTCCACTCCGGGCCTCCCCCTCTTTCCTTTTCTCATGGCCCACAATTCCGCATCCTCCGTCATCGCCAACGCTCTCGACGATATGCCCGGCGAACTGCGCCGCGCCGTCATCAAGGAGTTCCAAACCGGCATCCAGAAGGACTGGGTTAAGGCCGGCATTGATCAGAAGCGCATCGCCCAGGACTCGGATCGCGATATCCGATCCGTTGACGGCATCGGGCGCCTGCGGATGCGTATCGACCCCACCCTCTACCATGCCTGGGGGCACAAGGTCGGGTACGATTGCTGGAAAGATTCCCAGTTTCTCAAAGAAGTAGAGCGGGATAACCCCGAGGTGCGAGTGCGCTGCGGGGCTACACGCTTGCAGGTTGGATGGACCGGTGGCACAAAACGCAGTAGTCAGAAGTTCACTCTATGAATGTCGGATCAAACCGCCAGTTGGCCGGCGAATACGGTGGCCGATATATCACCGCATCAAATGGAACCGTGACTGGCAACTGGATGGAAATCCATGCTGTCTCGGCGACCATTCTCGGATCCTGCACGTCCAACATCACCGACCTCGGTGGCGGCGTGACCATCCAGGCCGGCGACAGCATCAACGGCGTGTTTACCTCCATCTCAATCTCAAGCGGCTCGCTGGTCCTATACAACCGCAAGTACGCCTGATATGCGACTCGGACTCGGCCTAGGACTCGGCATCGATCAATTCATCAGCGGAGCTGGTGGAGGCGCCGACCTGCCGATCATGCGCCGGGACCTTCTGCGCGAGGACGAGGGATTCCTCCTCCTGGAGGACGGCACTTCCAAAATCGTCATCACCTTCGGCACCTTCGACTCTTTAGACTTGGAGAACGGGGACTTCCTGCTCCAAGAGGACACAGGCAAACTCATCATCCAAGCAAACTAACTTATGGCAGACACGAAAATCACGGCCTTGGCGGCCATCACTACGGTTGATCCGGCAGCGGACGTGCTGCCGATTGTGGACATCTCGGATACGTCCATGGCTGCCTCAGGCACCACCAAGAAGATCACCACCAACCAGATCCTCGGCTCCGGCGGCACCGCAACCCTCGCCTCCGCCACCATCACCGGCGATTTGACGGTGGATACGAACGTGTTGAAGGTGGACACGACGCTCAATCGGGTTGGTGTTCTTACAGCTGGTCCTTTAGCACCTTTTCATGTTAATGGGACAGACACCACAAACGCCTTGATAAACGGTGTAAGTAAGGGCGTAAGGTTTGCTTTTAATTCATCTCAATCGTCTATCACTGGTGTTGATAATACTGGTGCTGCTTCGTTCCAGCCTCTTTCAATCGGTGGTTCTACTCTCGACTTCGCACTGAGCGGCTCCACCGCCATGACCCTGAACTCCACGGGGCTGGGCGTGGGGGTTAGTCCTACGTTCAACATCCACGCTCGTGGAACCACGGATGGACGCATCCAAGTGGAAGGCGCGAGCGGATACGGAATGGTTTTCGTTCAAGCCTCCAGCGGAAATACCGCACAGTTGCAGTTGAACTCCAACGGTGGTTC